ATTGAAAAGGGTGCACCTGATATATTTTCTCAATTAGAAGATATTAGAAATAGAACATTACAGGCACAAAGAGATTTCATTAAAAATAATGATGAAATAAAAATAGATGTTGATGGTGAAGATATAGGATTGGGAACATTTTTAGAGGGTGGAACCGTATGGAAACAATTCCATTTAGAGGCAGTTAATCCTAATTCAGAAGTAGGAGTTCACAAATACCCGGGTATGTTTGAAACTAATCATGGTGGACTTTCAGTTGATGGTGAAACACTAATTGAATGTATGGGTGGTGATGTTAAAAATAAAAATGATTTTATAAAGAGATTTGAGGTTGGTGATATAGAAGACCAAAAGGGTGTTAGTGGAACACAAAAAGGAAAAACAACAGGTGGTAAACAAATTGTATATGCGATAACTTCAGGTGGTAAAAGAATTGAAATTGGTCAAAAGGTAATGAGAACCAAAACTGGTAAGACAGGTAAATTACAAACCGTATATAATTGGTCTAAAGATATGAAAGAATGTTTTGAAAAAAAGGGTAAAAGATAATGAAGACTCAATTACTATGCACATTCACTAAACAAGAGAAACTCAATGAGACTATTGATATTATAGTTTCATGTAATAAAATTTTATATGATAAGATTTATGTCTTTACAGATGTTAATGACCCAAATCAATTGTTATGCACATACAATGTTGAATTCAATGAAGACTTTCAAGAACCAACAATAGATACTATATCACTTCATAGAAAGAAACAATCTAATACACTCTATACAATCAATGCATTAAATGAAGTTATTCGTTCAAAGAATAATGGAATTTTAGATAAAAAATATATAGTTGATTGGAATGAGTTTCAAAATACACTTTTATTAACAAATGAGAGTGGTCTAACAAAAATACCTACTAAAATACACTCAATTATTGATGTAAATGAGTGGTTAAAATAAAAAATTAAAAAAAAAATAAAAAAAAATACGGTTTGAGATTTTTCGTATATATATATAAATATAACTTACTTAATTGGTCTTAAGTAAATTAGTTTTTTGACAATTTGAAATTTTGGAAAAGTATAGAGAGTAATTAACTCTGTATGGAATTGACCGAATAATGGGTATCCTTTAGAAGCCCATAAGGTAATCCAAGATGAGTTCGTGGTGAACCTACAAGGCCGAATGGTGGAGTAGTTGAGACATCAATCATCTAATGTACTTGAAGAAAAAACAATAGAAACGATTCTATTGACCTTGTTGTGGGTAAGGGTAATACTGAAATCCCACTTTATGACTGAATCAATCTAAACTTGGAGAGATAAAGTAATGACACAGGTGTTGTAACCACTTCAATGGGATTAACCATCCTGAGGAGAATCATCGTAACTGATGGGTGTTAGGTTCAAGGTAGAAAAAATCCAAGCTTTAAGTTGTGGGTAATCGTTAATCCCACATTCCCAAAAAATTTCATAGATTTAAAAAAAATGGTCACACGATTTTTAGTTTCCACCTTATTTACAAACTTAAAAACAAGATGACCATTTTTTTTGCGAAAAATAAAAATAAATCCGTTTTTTACAAATATATCTTATACTTATTAATGTATCAAGGTTACACTTGATTATAAATTGAACAATGAATATAAATTAATAGGAGATAAATAATGGACTTAAATGCTATTCGTAAGAGGTTATCACAACTTCAAACTACAAACAACAGAACATCAAGTCTTTGGAAACCACAACCAGGTAAAACTCAAATAAGAATCGTACCTTATTCATTCAATAAAGACAATCCTTTTATTGAGTTATTTTTCCACTACAATCTTAACAATCGTTCATATCTTTCACCAATATCCTTTGGTAGACCAGACCCGATTGAAGAGTTTGCACAGAAACTTCGTGGAAGTGGTAATAAAGAAGATTATCAATTGGCTCGTAAATTAGAGGCAAAAATGAGAACTTTTGCACCAGTCATCGTTAGAGGTGAGGAAAAGGCAGGAGTAAAGTTTTGGGGATTCGGTAAAACCGTATACCAAGAACTTCTTTCAGTAATTGCTGACCCTGATTATGGTGACATAACAGACCCAGTTAATGGTCGTGATGTTGTTGTTGAGTTCATATCTGCAGAGGAAACTGGAGCGAGTTTCCCTACAACAAAGATTAGAGTAAAACCTAATCAAACACCAATTTCAGATGAACCTGAAATTTTGGAAAAGGTCAAAGAACAACAAGACATTCGTGAAATTTATCAAGAGTTATCTTATGATGATTTATCAGGTGTATTGAATGAATGGTTAAATCCATCAGAAGAAGACGATACAGAATCAAATGATAATGAAGAAAAAGATACCGTAACAAGTGCTGATTTAGAGTCTTCCAAAGTGAAAGACACTTCAGAAGCTTTTGATGAATTATTTAATTCATAAACAATAACAATATATGGGAGTCATATATTGGCTCCCATTATTAATGATAGGAGAAATGAATGTCAGTAAATGATGTATTGGCCGACACTTTGGCAAATAGTCTAAACAAGAAGTTTAAAGATACTAAAGTTGCATACTTTTTGGATGGGAGTGACACTACACCTACAGACATAAAAGAGTTTATTTCTACAGGTAGTAGTATGTTAGACTTGGCGATTTCAAATCGTCCAAATGGTGGAATCGCAGTTGGTAGAATTACAGAAATCAATGGATTAGAATCAAGTGGTAAATCACTACTTGGTGCACACATTCTTGCAGAAACTCAAAAGAAAGGTGGAGTAGCAGTTTATATAGATACTGAGACTTCAGTTTCACAAGAGTTTATGGAAGTGATTGGTTTAGACTTAAATAAAATGTTATACTTACACTTAGAAACCGTAGAGGATATCTTTGAGGCAATTGAAGAAATTGTAACTAAGGTAAGAGAAAGTGATAAAGATAGAATGGTAACTATCTTGGTTGATTCACTTGCAGCCGCATCTACTAAAGTAGAGTTAGAGGCAGATTTTGATAAAGATGGTTGGGCAACAGCCAAGGCAATCATTATATCAAAGGCAATGAGAAAAATCACTCAACTCATCGGTAGAGAAAAAATAGCTCTCGTATTTACTAATCAATTAAGACAAAAACTTGGAGTAATGTTTGGAGACCCTTGGACAACAAGTGGTGGAAAGGCATTACCATTTCATTCATCAACTCGTATTCGTTTAAAGAATATGGGGCAAATCAAAGATAGTGCAAAGAATGTTCTTGGTATGAAGTGTAGAGCACAGATTATTAAGAATCGTTTAGGCCCACCTTTGAGACATGCAGATTATGACATGTATTTTGATAGAGGTATTGATAATTATGGTGCATGGTTGACCGTTCTTAAAGAACATAAATTAGTTAAGGTTGGTGGTGCATGGTATACTCTTGTTGACCAAGATGGAAAAGAACATAAATTCCAATCAAAAGATTGGGAAGAGTTAATTTCTAAGAATGAAGAGTTACGAGAATATATATACAATCTCATTTGTGAAAAGGTTATATTACAATACAAGGAAAAACTTGGTATTGATGATGTAGAATTTACAGATGAGGTTCTCGGTGACTAAGCAGAGATATCTTTCAATACTTGAAGAGATTAAAAAATCTGGCGGTAAAGTAGATAGTGGAAAACCAAATGACTCGGTTTTACTTATAGATGGACTGAACACCTTTATTAGAGTGTTTTCAGCAATACCAACTACTAATGATGATGGGGTTCACATTGGTGGAATAGTTGGTTTTTTAAGGTCATTGGCTTACACAATCAATATGGTTAGACCTACACGAACCATTATAGTTTTTGATGGTAAAGGTGGGTCTAACCGCCGTAGAAAAATATTTCCACAATACAAAATGGGACGAAAGATGTCTCATCGTTTAAATCGTGCACATGATTTCTTAACTCGTGAAGATGAACAACGAATGATGGTTCATCAGTTAAATCGTGTTGTGGAATATCTTGAATGTTTACCATTAACAATAATCAATATGGATAATATAGAGGCAGATGATGTCATTGGTTATTGTAGTAAACATGTATTTAAAGATAAAGTCACCATTATGTCTACTGATAAAGATTTCTTACAATTAATAGATGACAGAATTCAAGTTTACTCACCAACTAAAAAGTTAATGTATAATCAAGAGAGAGTTTTAGAGGAATATGGTATACATCCAAAAAACTTTCTTTTATTCAGAGTTTTAGATGGTGATAAGTCAGATAGTATACCAGGTATCAAAGGTGCTGGTATTAAAACATTATTGAAAATGTTTCCTTGGTTGGGAGAACCACATCAATATACAATTGAAGATTTATTAAAAAGTGCTGATACTAAAAAGACTCAATATAAGTTGTGTGAAAATATGGTAGATGAAAGAGATAAAATTTTCCTTAATAGAAGATTGATGGATTTAGATGATGGTATTATGTCAGGTAATAGTAAATTAAAAGTACAAAATATTACATCACAACCAATCCAAAGAATAATAAAACATAAATTTCAAAAAATGTTTCTTGAAGATAAAATGTATACTGCCTTACCTAATCTAAATAGTTGGTTAGCAAATACATTTAATAGATTAAATTTTATGGCAGAGAAAACTCATGGGTAGAAAAAGAAAATATTTCTCGGATAAAGAAAAACGAGACGCCCAAAGAAAATGGCAGATGGAACATTATAAAAGAAATGCAGAAGAAATAAAGGCAAAGGCTCGTCAAAAATATCGTGAGAAAAAAAGAAAAGAATTTTATGATAAGAAAGTGCAAGATATGTATGGGAACATTGAGTGAGTAAAACAAGTAAAACATTTTGTCCCTTACCATTCGTTCATTTATATGCACAACCATCAGGACATGTTAAACCCTGTTGTATAGCAGAGACTATATACACACATAATTTAAATAATGAAACAATAGATGAGGTATTCAACTCAGAAGAAATGAAAAAACTTCGTGTTGATATGTTAAATGGGGAAAGAAATAAGTTATGTGATATTTGTTATCTTGCAGAAGATAGAGGTGAGATAAGTGCACGACAAGGATTTTTAGAACCACAGAATAATGAATTTGAAATACCAGAAACTACCGATGGTGAAGTTCCATTAGAGTTTCAGTATATAGATATTAGATTTTCTAATCAATGTAATTTTAAATGTAGAACATGTTGTCATGATTTCTCGTCATCTTGGTATGAACCTGAAATGTTAATGGGTGGATTATCTCCAGATACAAATAAAGTAATAAAAGTAAAAAATAATTTTATTCAAAATTTAAAAGGACATTTAGATAAACTTAATAAAATATATTTTGCAGGTGGAGAACCATTGATAATGCCTGAACACATGGATATACTTAAATTTGTTACTGATAAAGAATTGAAATTACATTTACATTATAATACAAACTTATCTACATTAAAATATCAAGAAGAATCATTATTTAAGTATTGGAATAAGATTAAAGAAAAGGGAACCATATACATTGCAGTATCTTGTGATGGACTTTACGATTTGGGTGAGTATATCAGAGTTGGTTTTAATCATAAAAAGTTTGTAAGTAATATACAAAAACTAAAAGATAATGATATATCATATGGTATACAATATACCGTATCAACATATAATATATTCCACATATTTGAATCAATAGAACAATTTATAGACTTGGGAATAATAAATAATACTGATGATATTTCATTTCATTATGCATGGGCACCTGATGGTATATGTATACAGAATTTACAAGAGAGAGATAAGTTTAAGGTTATAAATACCTTTGAAAAAAATATGGATAATGTAACAGAAAAAACAAAAATAGAATTAAATAATATTTTAAAATTTATGGGAACACGAAGTGGAAATTATATGGAAATAAAAAACTATAATGATAAAATAAATCGTGTTTTTCCGAAAACTAAATGATAATTATAATTGGTTATGAGTGAATCTTTAATTAAATATGGAACATCTTTTCAGAGTAAAATTATTACTTCTTTAATAGTTGATACTAAGTTTATTAAAACTATTGGTGACATTTTAGAAGTTAGTTATTTTGATTCTGATTCAAACAAATTTCTTGTAAAATCAATCGTTGATTATTTTAAAAAATACAAAACACCACCAACAATGGAAGCATTAAAAGTGGTGATTGATGATGTAGAGAATGATGTATTAAAAACGAGTATAGTTGATTCGTTGAGGAATGCATGGCAACATAGAGAAGACCCAGACTTAGAATTTGTCAAAGAGAAATCTCTTGAGTTTTGTAAGAATCAAGTTATAAAAAGTGCCATTATGGAATCAGTTGAATTACTTGATAGTCAAAAATATGATGAGATAAAAAGTGTTATAGATAATGCAATGACTGCAGGTGTTGAAAGAGATATCGGACATGAATACATTACAGGTTTTGAAGAAAGAATGACACAACAAACAAGAGAGACATTACCAACTCAATGGGATAGTATTAATGATTTAATGGATGGTGGATTGGCAGGTGGTGAACTTGGAGTTGTAGTTGCACCTGCTGGTATTGGTAAATCGTGGACACTACAGGCAATTGGTGCACATGCAGTTAAAAAAGGTATGACCGTGATTCATTATACATTAGAGTTAAATGCTCAGTATGTGGGATTACGATATGATACTATTATTAGTGGACAACCAACAGGTAACTTACAATATTATAAAGAAGAAGTATTAAAGAAAATTAATCAGTTAAAGGGTAATCTGATTATCAAATATTATCCAACAAGAACTGCAAGTGTAAACACATTAACTGCACACTTACAACAATGTGAACTACAAGGTATCAAACCTGATTTAGTTATTGTTGATTATGCAGACATTATGAAATCTACACAACACTTCAATGAGAAACGACATCAGATAGGTCATGTATATGAAGAACTTCGTGGTATGGCAGGTGAGTTTGATATTCCAATATGGACTGCATCACAGGCAAATCGTTCATCATTAGAGGAAGATGTAATTGGTGCAGAGAAAGTTAGTGAAGATTATAGTAAAGTTATGACTTCAGATTTTGTTATGAGTATGAGTAGAAAAGTAGAAGACAAGATTGCAAACACAGGTAGATTTCATGTTATCAAAAATAGATTTGGTCCAGATGGTATCACATTCCCAGCAACCATAAATACTAATACAGGATACATT